TAGTTTGCTGTATCGTCTTGTTGAAAATTTACGCTATCAGTTCCACCTATGCCTAATGCTTCACCTAATTCTTCTTGAATCATTTTAATTAATTCTTCTTTAGTTAATGCTTTAGCTACTGCTTCACCAGCTGACATGTCTACTTTAGGGTTTAATCCTAATACTTGTTTAACAGCATGTTGAATAGTTTTTTCATTATATTTTTCAGATGAAACAGTTGTTTTTGTTCCTTGTCCTTCTTCAGATTCGGTATCAATCTCAGCATCAGGAATCATTGATTTTAATTTTGATTCTTCATTATTCTTAAAATAACCATTAAATGTGTAATCTCCACCTTCTTTAATAGATATTTTTTTTGTTTTTTCACCAGTAGCATCCATTTTCTTTACACCACGTACTGTTTTAGCTACTAATGACATTAATGAAACACCTTTTTCCATTTTATTTGTTTCACCACCTTTATTAGAATCTTTTTTAGGTTTTTCAATACCTTTTACTGGTTGCATGCCCATTTTCTTATCAACAATATTACCCATGTTTTTTTCAAGTGGTTGCATTTGACGCGCTTCAGCGTTAGCTGATTTTCCACCTATGTAGCCTGGTTCAAATCCTTCTTTACCAGCCATAAGTGATGCAGTGTAGTAAATTGGATTTTTCTTTAGGTTTTTAACTACAATTTTAGCAGCTTCTGCTTTAGTCAAATCATGATTACATTGCATTTCATAATCAATACCAATCAATACTTCTTGACCATTTAAGTTGTCAATCTCTTTAAATTGAGCATATAAATCTTTACCAGTAACGGTTTTCCATTTACCTTCAGCTGAGTCGTCTTTAGCTTCTTTTAATGATTTATTTGTTTTACTTAATACAAAATCAGCAGCCTTTATTACTCCACCACCAACTTCACCTTGTCCACTAAATTCAAATTCTTCTAATTCACTATCATTATCTGATATAAAGTCCATAGCAGCATTTCTAATAGCTTGTGTTATTTTTCCATCGTCAAGTCTATTATCTATCTCATTTTGTACGGCAGTTGAAAATTTTTCACTTTCATTGATCGATAATTTTTTAAATGGATTAATATCAGCTTCAGACAATATACCTTTGTTTTTAAGGATACGAACTGAATCTTTAAATGATGTTATGTTAGTAACATACTGAGGCATAGTCATGCGTAAATTTCTCATGAAATTTTGTTGTGACATTCTACCTTCTTGTAGATCAATGTATTGTTGTTTTACACTTTTCATAGTTATATTGTTTTATCTTCCTTGGCCTCTGTATGCTTTTGGTCTTGGTGTATGTTTGTTAAATGATTTTTTAGCTGAACCTGTTTTGCGTTTACCAAATGATATTTTATTGCTAGTTCCAGTTGATTTAGCTTTTGCCATTATTGCTGCAAATTTTTAATTTTATTATTTAATGTATTTACCATTTCAGAAATAGTAGCAACATTCTTTTGTGTTGCTTTCCAATATTTTACACCTTCTTCACCTTCACTTAATTCTTGCTTCATACGAGAAGTATATTCAACAATACGATCAATTTCCATTAATTTACGTTTTACTTCACGTATTGCTTTGTGTAGTTGTTCGTTTTTAGTTCTAAACTTAACTTCGTTTTTAAACTTATGATATGTTACTTCACTAAGTAACTCTTTTTCGATAATATCGTTTATATTCATTTTATTTTCTTTTACAGCACTTGCATAATATCCACCACCTTTAGTAGCTAAACTAGCTCCAGTGTAACCACTAGCTGCTGTGTATCCGCTAGCAGCTCCATATGATGATGCTTGATCGTAGTTACTGCGTTCGTTATATATTTTTTTACCTTTCTTTTTAGCAGAAGGCCAAAGTGATTTATAATCTCTTACTTTAGAATCTGAAGGCATTTCAGTTTCACCTTTAGTTACTTTAAAGCCTTGTTTTTCAGCGGTTTTAGTTGCTGCGTTTTTGCCTTGTCCCTTACGAGCAAATGCAAATGGTGTCATAACAGGGCCAGTACCAACACCAATAGCACCAGTAGTAGATATTTCTTCTAGTTGTTTACGTACAAGTGATTTGATGTATTCTTTTATATCCATTACTTAACAGATTTTAATTCAGCTATTAATTGGTGAAATTGTAATAGAGCAATGATATTATCATCCTTTACATTTTGATTTTTATCTAATGGTTTAAGGATATTTACTACTTCATTTATTTTAATCTGAGTAGTTTTATCTGTTACTGTTTTAGCTAGAGATTTTAATTCTACTTTAATAGCAGCAAAATGATTATTAACAAATTCACGTAGTTTAACAGTGTTAGATATATTGTTGATATATTCTTTTAATACAGATTTCTGTGTATTAGACATATCACTGTATTTGCTATTAAATCTTTCTAATAGTGTTCTGTACACTAACATACGTGTACCTTTATCCATAGAAAGATATTCTTCCATTACACGATCTTTAATTTCAGTTTTATTAATAATTTCACGTGAAATATGTTCAATTAAAGTTACTTTATTATCAATAACTTGAGATGGTTCAATAAATTCTAATGAATTATGAGATTCAATTAAATTATATACTGCTGCGTATTGTGGGTAGTGGTTAATCTTAGATTTAAAAAATTCCTCTAAGCTATATACTTGAGAAATTTCTTTAATAATATTATACTTTTCCTTACGTAAAGCAGTTTTATTTAATCTAGAAGATAATTCAAGCGTTGCATTAATTAATGATTCAGCTTTACCTTCAGTTAAAGATTTTGATTGGATTAAAGCCTGGTATATTTTATGTTCTTTAGCTAATTCAGTTTTATTAAAATATTTTCTAACAATGTTGATAGCTGATGAATCTTTACCAGATACAGTATCACTTGCAATTTGACGCACTAATAGCTCAAATAGGATGCCTGTATTTTTGTATTTATTATGTTTAATTTTCATAATGTGAGTATGCACTACCTATAAATATGTGATTGTTATATGTCCTTAATATTTTCCTCATCTAATAGTGTAGACTCTTGTTGAGCCTCAAATATTATTTGTTTATCAGCTCTAGGAATACTTTTAAGCATATCTTTATGTCTAAAAGACTCAGCTAATGCTAGTGGTGAACCACCTCTTACTGTACCTTCTCCATCAGGAATGTTAGCAGTATACAATGTAGCATTTTCCTTACTTCCTAATGGATCTTTACCTAATGCTCTATCTTGTGTACCAATAATAGATGCTTTTTCTTTTGGTCTACCTACTGGCTCTTTTTCATTATATCCTGGAGGGACAGGTCCATCTACGTTCATACCTGTTCTACCTTTACCATACAATGATGCTAGATCATGTGGTGTACCGTATGATTTACCTGATTTAGCTGGGTCATTACCTTCATTCTCAATTTGAGATAAACGGAATATACGTTGCATATCTTGTATTACTAAATCACGATATTCATCATATTGATCTTCACTAAACTGGAATATTTTGTCGTATATCCAATCAGAAGGCATTAATTTGCTGTCTTGTACATCTTTAGCTAATGCAATCTTTTCCTTCCATAATGCTACTTTTTCTTGTTCGTAGATGATTGATGGAGTAGATAATGTTAATTCAAAGTTGCTTAATGATTCACCATCAAACCCTTGTGTGTATAAATGTACTAATGCCATTTTATACAATTCAGATAATACTATACGTTGAATACGCTCAACTGTACGAGCGAAGCGAATATCTTCAGCAGCTAATGTAGCTTTACCAGTTAAATCTTTTTCAAATCCGAAGAATGCTTTAGGTACCTTAAGGGCAGCTAACATTTCATCACGTAAGAAATTTACGTCATCAATTGCATTATATTCTAAACCTTTGATTGTATCAATCTTAGTGTTTGAGTTAGCACCACGTTGTGGAATATAAAAATCTTCCATTACGTTCATCATATTGTAACGTAAGTTATATTCACCTGTTTGTTTATCGATAAATGGTGTTTTCTGCATTTTGTTTTTCAAACGCTCCATATATCCATCAACTTCATTTGGAGGTAAATTACCAATATCAATGTAAAATACACGTTTTTCCGGGGCACGAGTAATACGATGTAATAACATCGCATCTTTCATTAATACGTATTGTTTATATGTTTTACGAGCTGGTTCAATATATGCTCTACCATAAGGTAGGTAGTTAGCATCTGTTAATAAACGGAAGTGAGCAACCTCGTAGTTTTCAAATTTAATCTTACCATCTCTATCTTTAACACGTGAATTGATACCACCAGCTGCAATAACCATTGGATCAATTTTAAAACATACATAAGATGGATTTTGAGGATCCATACCTTCTTCACGAACCATATCATAAACTGATAATGGTGTTACATTATATATACCAAATTTTTCAGCAATTTCTAAGTGCAAATAAAAATCACCATATTTACACATATTTCTAATCCATACCCATAGATTGAATTCAACATTCAATACATCATAGAATAAATTGTATAATATGCGTTGTATATTTTCATCAGCACTTCTAATTTGTATTACTTCACCAGCTTCATTTTTTAATGTTGCTTCATCAGCAATGATATCAAGTGCAGATGCAATAATAGATTCTGTATCCATTGCTTCATAGTCAGTATATAACTGAATGCGCAATGTTTGATAGTTCATTGTTGGGTTGTATGGCATGTTAGCGCCATAGCGGTGTAGCTTAGTGAATCTATCGATTAATGCGTTAGTTTTTACGTTACCATAAGCTTGTATTCTATCTACATCGGCAATTTTTAATTGGTTGCCACCTACATTTCTTATAATAACGTCAGTTCCAAATAGACGTTTTAGTCTACTAAATAAACCAGCGCCAGAATTATTTTCAGCCATTTATATTGTTTTATTATGTCAATAAATATTTATAATTTAAAACATCCACGTCAAATCTTCAACACCATATTGTGTTTCCATTTGGAATGGATTTTGTTGTCCACTAGGCATCATAGGTATATTATTACTTCCACCCGTTCTGGATATACCACCTAAAGCTGCTCTAGCCATATCTATACCTTGCACATGAAATTTAATACCAGTGTCTCTAGTAAATAATCCCATACCTAATGACATTACTAAATCATCATTATAACCGTTTTGTGCTTGTGCTTTACCATTTTGCCATATAAACACACGTAATTCTTCTAACAAGCGTCTAGAGCGAAAGATGAAATGTCTATCTCGAATATACGACTCCATTTTTGATATAACAAGAGGTCTTGTTTTAACTGACATTGTAAATCCAGGTACAGTTTGTTCAGCTTCCATTTTAGATATCCATTTATCAGCACTTATATCACCGTGTATTTTAGGCGAATAATGCAGATTCTGATAGCCCTTCTCTATTATGGTGTTTATGACGTCCCAGCCGATATTCGCGTTTTCTACTACCAGTAACGCGTTGTTATACTCCGTAGCTACCGACACTAACATATTACCATATGTTCGGGTGTCTACTTGCGATTTATATTCAGCCACTTGCTCACACGTCTCCACATCAATGACATGAAATGCTGAATAGTCACTACTGTCACCACGAGCAACGTCAGCGCAAACAATATAAGACTTGCTATAATCAGGATACTGCCATATCCAAAAATCGCCGCCCAAAAAGCGACGTTCAACCGGATCTTGTATATATGTTTGTTCATAAAATGTTAAATTATCTGGTTCAATTAATGAATTACCTGAGCCTAAAAAGTCACAATCATACTCTTGAGCAAAGTCACGTGGTGACATATTTGCACGTTCGGTTTGTTCCCAATCTCCTACTCTATCAGGATGAAGATCCCATCGTAGTTTAATTGGTTTAAACAATTTACCTTCACCTGTACCTTCTTCTGCTGCAGTATATGTTTTATGAAACCAATTTCCAACACCATTTGGTGATGATAATGCAATAATACCTCCACCCGTAGCAATGGTTGGTTTAATACTAGTGTATATTTTATCAATACCCTCGATAAACGCAGCCTCATCTATCAGTAACAAGGATACAGCGTAAGATCTACCTGCATCTGATGCAGCTGATGTAGCTACAATCTGAGAGTTATTAGCTAGTTTTAGTGATAATTTATTATCAGATAATGGTTTTTGGTTGCCCTTTAACCATGCTGGTAGA